ATGATACACAAGACCTTACCATGCCATCATCAAAAGCACAACGCATAGGAGCAATCGCAGAGACTCGCTTCATAACAGAATGTTTAGAGCGGGACTTTGAACCACACACACCAACAACCCCTATGCCGTGGGACTATATCGTGCATTGTCCGGCAGGTGATCTAAAGGTACAAGTAAAGAGTTCAAGCTGCACGGTGGGGTCATGTTACTCTGTTAATACAGGATGTGGTAATACTACTAAAGAACATATACCTAACATTGTAGATATAGTAGCAGTATACTTAGGACCAATCAATGAGTGGTGGATGATACCGCAATCAGAACTGACATGTGTTACACTGCGACTATATCCAGCACACACAAGCAAAAGCAAATACAAGAAATATCAAAACAATTGGAGCGTATACTATGAGTAAAACTACACTACTAATCGACGCAGATGTGTTAGCATTTGAGGCAGCTGTTGTCGCAGAAGAACCTATACAATGGAAGGACGAACTGTGGACTGTACACGCAGACATGGCATTAGCTAAGGCTCGTGTGATAAATAAGATACAGGAGTTCAGAGATAACTTAAGGTGTGAGAATGTAGTACTGTGTCTATCAGACCGTGCGAACTTCCGTCGTAAACTTAACCCAGAATACAAAGCAAACCGTGCTAAGTCTCGCTTGCCCATCATCTTACGACAAGTAAAGCAGTGGATCATCGATGAGTTAGGTGGTGTGTTGTGGGATAACTTAGAAGCAGACGATGTTATATCTATATTAGCTACTGATAAAGCGATGGATGAAGAGACGATTATCGTTAGTATAGACAAAGACTTCAAGAGTGTACCAGGTATCTTCTTTGACTATAACAAAGGAGAGTACCACCAACCATCAGTAGAAGAAGCAGATAACTTCCACTTGATACAAACACTGACCGGAGATTCAACAGATGGATTCAGTGGTGTACCAAAAGTAGGACCAGTAGCTGCTAAGAAAGCTTTGGATAAATACGGATACACTTGGGAAACAGTTGTAACATGTTACGAGAAAGCAGGACTTACTGAACAAGATGCTTTGATGAATGCATGGATGGCACGATTATTACGAGCAGAGAATTACTGCTTTAGAACTAAAACAATAAAGAAACTATGGACACCGAAGAATTACCAAACCAAGGATATACTAGAAACTTCAGCACTGGGGCAAGGCGTGATGGGGACAATGGACGGGGACGACCCAGCCTTATACCTCCGGTCGCCTTACGCAGTCTCGCCAAAAGATTTGAAGCTGGCGGAAAGCTTTACGGAGACGACAACTGGAAGCAAGGATTCCCACTAAGTAGATTATATGACTCGATGTTTAGACATTTGTTGGGGCTGGCTGAGGGGGACAACTCTGAAGACCATGCGGGTGCTATACTGTGGAATGCTTCAGCTTGGATATGGACGGTGGAGCAAATCGAAAAAGGGAAACTGCCACAAGAACTATCAGATATAAGTTATAGAGATGAGTGAAGAGATAATATTACCAGCGTTGAGTAAGTCTTTGATAGAAAAGCTTGACAAACTATTCCCAGATAAATGTCCCCTCTTGACAGACTCTGATAGAGATATATGGTATAAGGTAGGACAAAGAAGTGTAATTAATTATTTACAACAGACTTACGACGAACAGTTACAAGACAATATCATCACCAAAGACTTAGAATAGCTATGTGTTTCTCACAACCTAAGATGCCCGAACCGCTACCACCTCCTGCTCCACCACCACCGCCATTACCTACGGCAGAACGAGCTGTTACTAAGAGGGCTACTGAACCTACTAAGCGTCGTCGTGGTACACAGCAATTAACTTCTACTCGTCGTCCTACACTTAGCATGGGTGGTGGTAACGGTGGAACCGGAGTACAGCTTTCACAATAATATAAATAGTTATGAGAAGTTTAAGTAAGAAAGTATTATTACAAGACGGTGAGAGTGGAGCTACTCTACCAGGTACTGAGTTTCAAGTGGAACGAGCAAAAGGTTGGACCTTTGTATTTACTACATCCCAAGCTGGGACTGCTAGTTTAGATGTCGAGGCTTATCTTGGAAATGCTTGGCACGTTGTACACTCACAATCATTAAGTTCAGTGGGATCAGTGATGGTACGAGATGACCACGGACACTACGAGAAGATCAGAATCAACGGATCAATTACAGGAGGTACTCACACTGTAGTAGCTAACGGAACTGTTGACTCACTATAATGTCCATTGAGTTCACATCAGGATTTGAAAAACCCAGCGGTGTCATCGCATTCCCTGGTAATTTTATACGACCAGCTTTTGAAAAGCTCTACGGATTTGATGCACCACAAGAAGTACCAACCATAGACGGAGCAATCTTTACAGAAGCAAGTGAACCATTGACAACAGAACTAAACGAAATATTATTATTTGAACCCGCTTAATACTCATGGCTAATAAAAAAATTACAGAGCTTACGGAAGAAACCAGTCCAGCTGGAGCCGATTTACTTGCACTGGTAGACGATGTATCAGGTACTCCTACCACTAAGAAAGTAACCGTAACAAACTTAATGACCCTAGCTCCCGTTCAGACGGCAGACATCAGTGGGTTCGCTTCACAAACTTCTTTAAGCAATCACGAAGGATTAACTCAAGCCCACGGTATCTCATCATTCGGTGCTACTCTCGTAGATAATGCAGACGCATCCACCGCTCGTACTACACTTGGTTTAGGAACAGCAGCTACTCAGGACACAGGAACAAGTGCTAACAATGTAGTACAGTTAGATGGTACTGCTAAACTACCTGCGGTAGACGGATCACAACTTACAGGAATCGATACAGATGTAGAAGGAACTGCTGTATTATCCACAGGAGAAACTGGAGGTGTTAAGTTCTTAAGGGAAGATGGAGACGGTACTTGTTCTTGGCAAGCCCCAGAAGCAGATGTAGATGGACCGCTAACAATCGCACTTCGAGGAACAGCTAATCCACACATCGGAGCTTATCCAAACCAACCATTCAATGCGTTAGAAAACTCCGCTCAATCGGTAATGATTATTACCAACTCCGACGGCGAGATGGACTTTCTAATCCCCGACGGTGGCAACCTTTTTCTTAATAGCCCATCGGGTGGTAGAGTTTCCCCATCCTTCGGCTTCTCTGTTTCTGAGGATGCCAACGAACCGGACATTGAGGTAGCGGGTACACTAGGTGGTTCAGCTGAAAACTACTCTGTAATTAGCGGAGACTCCGACTCTTTAGCACTTAACGGGCTACCAATCAGACAAGGTTTTAACAATCCAGACATCGGAGCTTACTCCGCACCTCTCTTAATCTCAGGCGGTTCAATCGCTTAACCCAATTCTTAATCACTATGACAATATCAGAAATTCAATCAACTTATCCAAGTGCTGTATGGTTTGACAAAAACTACACAGGAACCACCGAGTCGGGGACATTTGCAGAGCCTTACAATACATTTTCAGAAGCACACACCGCAGTTTCGGACGGTGGAGTTATAGCAGTAAAAGCAGGAACGCATCAAGATAACCTTGTTGCTATGACTACTAAAGACCTTACTATCGTAGGAACTGGGCATGACGCTATCTTGGAAAGAAATGCAACAGGAAGTACACTTACGATTTCAGCTAATGTTACCTTCATAGATTTAACTCTAAAAAGCACTTATTCAGGAACTAGCGGATGTTTTTTTGCAGTTGGCGGAACTAGCGGTAGTACATTAGTTACACTTAGAGGGTGCAAATGTGTTAACACCTCATCAACTTTTGAAGGTTTCATTAGTGGATTAAATAATGCATCGGGTGATTTAAGTGTGTTCAATTCTATATTTGAAGTACAAGGGAATCACGCTGATCGTGGAGTTTTACTAAGAACTTGGTTTTACGGATCACTTGGAGATGTGACTTTCGATGGTTGTACAATTAAATTGACAGGTGGTAGCTCCGCTAATTTCTTAGGTTTCCAAAAATTATTAACTTCGACTTATACAATTAAAAATACGATCTTTGTGGGGTACACGGGTTCTGAGACTTTGATGGCTTCTACTAGCGGTCAAGCTGGAACTTTAGTGGATAACTATAACTGTTACTCAAATACAGGACACAGCGGGGGTACTAACAATATCTTCCAGGACCCTCAATTCGTAGACTCCGCCAACGGCGATTATCGCCTCCGCCCAACCAGTCCTTGTATCGGTGCTGGAACCGCAAGCTAAGTAGTCATGGCACAGACAATAAAGAAGCTCCATAACAAGGACTTTGTTATCGCAGTAAAGTTTGGTACTGACCACACGAAGTTCGCTAAGGAGTGCGTAAAGGGTGAGTTATTCTTCGATACTAATGAAGGGTCTCACGGCAGACTTTATTTCGCTACCGAGAATGCTGGAGAGGGTACAGGAGCAAACAATGATGCGGTCCTGAGATACATCGACTTTGGCGGTACACATACACCGACCTAATGCACGAAACAGCCCAAGGGCTATACCATTCGTTGGAGAACCAGCGGTGGTCATTCTTAGACAGAGGACGTACATCTTCTGAGCTTACACTTCCTTATGTCTTACCGCCTGACGGTCACAACTACGCTACTAAGTACTACACACCGTACCAAGGTATCGGAGCTAGAGGTGTACTGAATCTTAGTAGTAAGTTATTGTTAGCACTGTTACCACCTAACGCTCCCTTCTTCCGTCTTGTTATAGATAGATATGAACTGGACAAAGCGAAGCAGGAGTTAGGACCAGAGGGTGGTGAGCAGTTACGCACAGACTTAGAGAAAGCA